AGTTTGAGAAGTCCGTTGCTCAGCATATTGAGGCCGTAGAGGAACAATCCAATGGCACCGAGTAGGGAGAAGATCTGTAAAAACATACCTAACTTAACATAATATAAATTGTATAACACTTAAATACTACGTTTAACTCACAAAATTAAAAATTATGGTTGATACTTGGAAATTTATTTCTCACGTCTCCGTGTTCACTCAATTTGGTACTATTATTTGTACTGAATGTGTTCCTATCTGTACTAATGAATGTGATGCGTATTTCTATCCTATTTGGAAAGTTGTTCAACGTCTTAAGCGTTTCTATGATTGTTCGCTTTTTACATTTAAGGTAAAAGTTTCTACTCTTTCTAAATCTCGTCCTAATTCGTTTTCTGTTTCGTCTATTCGTTCTTATTCTTATTCTGATGTTAAACCTAATTTCGCTTTATATGAATGAAATTTTTTCTAAACTGCTGGCGTGGCTTAGAGTCTCGCCCGCTTGGTCTAAAATTGTTGTGCCTTTGCTTGTTTGTGCTTTGGCTATTGTCTATTTGTTATCTTCTTGCGGTGTTACTCGTGCTGTTATCCGTTCTCCCGCTGATGGTTCTTCCTCCCATATTAGTATAACTACTAATAATCCTACCTCTGTTTCGCTCAGTGGTTCTATCGATTCTACTAAAGTTAATATAAACCCTAAAAAAAATAAATTATGCTAAATCCTGTTAATTCTCGGTCATTTGACGGCTACTCTGCTGGTACTGCGCCTGAATCTCCTATTAACAACCCTGATTTTACTTCTCGTCAAGGTTCTAATACTTTTGATTTGTCGGCTCAGAATTGTTTTACTCCTCGTTTCGGTGAGGTTTCGCCTTATTTCTATTCCGTTGGTGTTCCTGATGACCGCACTACTTTACAGCCTTCTCACTCTCTTCGTACCTATACGTTTGGTTCTCCTCTTATGTCAACTTTGAGAATGCATCTTCAGAATTTCTCTGTACCTCTTAGTTGTATTATGCCTAACTCTTGGGATTTGATTTATAAAAACCCTGTTAAAGGTTCTGACGTTCCAGATTCTGCACTTTGTAGTCTTGATTTCTTCAATCTTCAAAAGCAGTTTGTTGCTGGTTTTACTCCGTTGTTTAGTTTCTTGTCTTCTTGGCGTCCTACTGATGCTGGTGATTATACTACCGCATTCACTCGGTGTGCTTCTATGTTGCCTTATGTTGCATTGTATTACAATGTCTTTTCTGTAGGTGGTTTGCTTCATAATCTCGGTATGTCCGTAAACTTTGAAAAAGACCCTTTGGATATTGATAGACGTTTTGATGCTGCTGTATCTGCTTTCGTTAAATCTATTGCTCCTCTTTCAGGTAAAATTAACGCTCTTTCGATTTGGCTTAATGATAATGCCTACTATGAAACTTTTGATTTTTCTGTTAGTGGTGTTCGCAAGTTGTTTTCTCGTGCATTGGATTATCCTGAGGATTTCCTCGAGCGTAATTCTCTTACCATAGATTCAGATGATTCCGTTTCTATAAATTCTTTTATTGTTGCGTTTGTTGATTTGTTCCGTGCTCTGTGTAATCCTGCTAATTTCGTTTTCTCAGGTTCTGTTCGCGAGCGTTCACTTAATCTCTTTAAGGTTGTTTCTTATCAGATGATTTGTGCTCAGTACTTTTCTAATGATAAAGTAGATGATATTTATACCGCTAAATTGTGGCTTCAAAATATGCGTGGTATTGCTTATAAAATCTTTGGTACTAACATTCCTCGTGCTTCTCTTTGCTTCACTTATAATGGTATAGATATAGAGTATGATGTTTTTTCTAATGCTATTTTAAATAAGGTTGTTTCTGTTTTAAATGAAGGTTCTTCTCTTACTAATTATGCGGTTTACTTCTTCTGTAACTTGTTTACTTATCGCCGTTCATTGAAGTATGGTGATTATTTTAACTCTGCACGTACTGAGCCTATGGCTGTTGGTGATGTTACTTCACCTGTCGTTGGTAATAAAGTTAGTGCGATAGATGTTACTAAGTCAATTACTATGCAGCGTTTTCTAAATGCTGTTAATCGTGCTGGTAGTTATATCAATGATTATGTAAAGTCTATTTTTGGAGTTCATCCTACACAGGTTGAGCCTATACCTAATTTTATTTCTCGTGAAACTTTCGTTATTGGTAAGGATGAAATTGATAATACCGCTGATGCTCAGGGTAATGTAGTTACGAATATGGTAGATACTGAAAGCCGTTTTGCATTCGATATCTATTTGGATACTCCGAGTATCATTCTTGGTCTTGTTTCGTTTGATTGTATCGGTTGCTATCAGTTTACCACTGAAAAGGATAATTTCCATTTGAACCGCTATGATATGTTCAACCCAATGTTGCAGAATATCGGTGACCAGCCAGTATTAGGTTGTGAACTCAATCCTGACCGCGCATCAGATGCTAACTATGGCTATCAGGTACGTTTTGCAGAATACAAATTCAAGTATAATCAGGCACACGGCGGATTTCTTTATAATCTTCCGTCTTGGTTGTACACATTCGATGACCCTAATGTATATATGATTAGTTCTGAATCTATTAGGTCAAAGCCTGCCGATTTGGATAAGTTTTATTCTTCACTCACATACGCTTCTACTGCTGGATATTTTCATTTCATTATTAGCGTAGTGAATCAGTCTAAATCTAATCGTAGAATGCAGTTTGAGCCTACAATTTTATAACAACTCTAAACTAAAAAAAACCTATGCGAGGTTTGGGCGAGTAGCCCATTATTTACCCCCTTTAGGGGGGCACGGGGGGTTAAATTGAAAATCGCCTACTTGCGATTTTACCACTTTGAGCGTGAGCGATTGTAGGCCCTTGCGTGGGTTTTAAATTATAAATTATTAAATTATAAAAAAAAGTTATTCTAAGATGCTTTTTTGTCAAAAGGTCGATAAACAGGCATAGCCCTGGGCTGTTTTGAGCCTTAAAATTATTATTTTGGTCGAATTTTCGTAGAAAATCGCCCAGGTTATAAAAATTACCAGGACGCATTTAAAATTTGGTTAATTATGTACGTTATTAAAGAACTTCGCCTTAATGGCTTTAAAGATGTTTTTATACCTACTGCTCGTAAACTTTACGAGAAATTAGGCTATTCAACGCCTAAATTTAATGGTAATGTTGGCAAAAATGGTGATTTTGCTGAGCCTGTCAATTTGGCCGATAGGGTCGATAAATTGACGGCTATTTCTCTCGGTTCACGCCTTATGCGTGAAGAATATGAGCAATCGATAAGGCAGGCAAGCGAGGAGAAGCCTGCGCCGACGAACGAGTCTGCCGGTGAGAGTGCGAATGCTTAATTTTGGGGTGTTGTCAGAGGGGTTATTTTGTTTATGTTTATGTTTATGTTTATGTTTTGTTTATGTTTTGTTTATGTTTTGTTTAATAACCCCTCTGACACAAAGTTTTTCAACTAATTTTTTAATTTCTTTGTTATGTCACTTTCTGTTGGTGCTGGAATGGCTATTGCTGGCGGTATTGCTGCCGCTTCTTCTGCTGGTTCTGCTATTGCACAAGGCAAGCTAAACCGCAAAAATCGTAAATGGCAAGAAAAAATGTACAATCAGCGTTTGCAAGACCAGCGCGCCGATTGGCAAATGCAAAATGAATACAATGAGGAGATGTACAATAAATATAATTCTCCGATTGCACAGGTTCAACAACAGCAAGCCGCTGGCCTTAATCCTGATTTGAATGGCATTGATTCTCAGTCTCTTCCTGCTGCTGGTTCTCTTCCTGCTGCTCCTGATGCTGGTTCTGCACCTTATCAAATGCCCGCTATGGATTTTGTAGGTACTTTTGCGCAAATGGCGTCTATGTTTCAACAAATTGAGGCTGCAAGCCTCGATAATGATTTGAAACGTGAACAAATTCGTAATAGTGTTTTGCCTGATGTTCTTGATTTGGCTGCTCGTAACTATGACCCTGATTCTAAATATACTTCCGATGATTTACAGATACCTGTTCTTAGTCCTAAGTATTTACGTAATTATTTTCTCTCTCGTGGTATGTCTAAGGCTTCATCTCGGATTGCTGCTAATATGTTTTCTAAATTGGACCCTAAGGATGTTATTAAATCTTATTTCGATAAGGATTCTGGTATGAATAAATCACGTACTGATAATGCTGCTATTACTGGCGATGCTTTATTTTCTGATAATAATGATACATTGAAGTCTAATTTTAAAACATTCAGTTACGCTATCGCGGAATTTAATAAATTGCTTCGTGAAGCTCAAACATCTAAGGCTAAATATGATAAGGCTTTTTATGATAATTCTAATGGCGGTGATGATGCTACTGCTCTTTATAATGATAAGCAGTTTTCTGCTGGTCTTAAAGAACAGGCCTACAATAAAGGTTCTAATTATAATAAATATTACAAGCAATTCGATGATTTTGCAAAAAACCTCGATGAGCAGGGTTCATTTGGTTCGTTCCTTTCTTTCATTGCTCGTATTTTATGGAATAAATATTTAGAAAAATAGTTTATGTGCCTTTCTCCTATCTTGATTAAAAATAAATCTCGTATGTACCGCGGTAAGATTGATACTCTTACCGCTTTTCACGATACTACTTCACAATATATTTATGTTAATTGTGGTGTTTGTCCTCAGTGTCTCCGTAATAAACAAAATTACTTGATTCAACGTGTACAACTTGAATGTATGACTAACTATGTTTTTTTCGCTACTTTTACTTATTCTGATGAGATGCTGCGTTATATAGATGTTGGTGATTTCCGCCATTTTTACGCTGATGTCTCTGATTTTCAGAATATGATTAAACGCTGTCGCAAGCGTGACGAATGGATAATAAATAAATACCTGTATGTCACTGAATATGGTTCTAAGCGTCATCGGCCACATTTTCACGCTCTTTTCTTTGTTCCTAAGTCTGATTCTAATTCTACTTTCGACCCTCTCGCTATTGAAGATTATTTAGGTGATATGTTTAAGTCTGAATGGCGTAGGAATGTTGGTTCTACTCGTGTTCCTGTTTATAGGCCTTTGTCCTCTTTTATTGTTGTAAATACTCCTATGGGTAAACGTTCTCCGTTTGACTTTCACTATGTTAATCCGTCTCTTACTTCTGGCTCTGAATCTGATGTAGGTTTTTACGTTACAAAATATTGCTGTAAGTTTGATAATTGGATACAAAATAAGCGTACCGCTTTGTTTTATAATCTTGATTATGATGAGTATAAGTCTGTTTGGAAATTATTGCGTCCTCGTCTTGAGTATTCTAATTCTTTTGGTATTTCTGATGTTGCCCGTGAATATATCCGTAAATGTATAGATGATTATTCTGATAAGTTTGACTATCCTGTTTTCGTTAATCCTTGTAATGGTAATACGTTTCCTATGTCTCCATATCTTTTCAATAAATATGGTTCTATCGCTGATAAATATAAGTTCTTTTATAAGTGTGTTAATCCTGATTCTTCTGTGGATTCTTTCCGTTTTTCAGATATTGATTACTTTGAATATCAAAATAAAGTTTCTAAATTTGCTCGTCAAAATAAGTTAATCGCTCAAAAAAATATGTAGTATGACTGATTATATTTTAGGTATTCTTTTTATTGTTATTGTTATTGTTATCCGTGTTGTTTCGGTTCTTCTCCGTAATACTCGTATTATTTTTCACAAAAAACTCAAATAAGTTTGTTTTTCTCAAAATCTTGTATAACTTTGTCTCTGTGTTTACATAACGTTAAATTGTATAACACACGGCAAACCCGTATGGGAATACAAAGATAATATTTTATGGCTACATATAGCCGTAAAAAAACTCAGTTTCGTTCCAGTCGCGCACGGAACATTTCCAAAATAC